TCCTGGGCAAAGTCACCGCCGCGAGTGCCGATGTGCGAGAGGTCAGCGACAACAGGCGGCGCGTAATAGACCGGCGGTGCCAGGTGTCCACCTGCGATCAGGTCAGCCACTTCCGGCCCACGAATCAAATCGTCAAACACGTCCTTGAGCCCTCGACCGTCGAGCCGCTGCGGCGTGGCAGTAACGCCGAGGACTCGAGCCTGCGAGTGGTGGGCAATGACTTTTCGCCAGCTTCCAGCCGTCGCGTGGTGCGCCTCGTCGGCGATGATCAGCGCCGGCCTGAAGCAGTCGAGCCGCCGAACGTAGGTCTGAACGCTGGCCACCTGCACCGGAATCGAGCGATCCGGCGAGCGACCGGCAGCAATCACGCCGTGATCGACGCCAAAGGCGCGGAGCGTGCGGCACGTCTGATCGACAAGCTCTTGCCGATGCACAAGGATGACGACGCCGTTGCCTTTTGCCGCCGTCCCCTGGGCGATGTAGGAAAATAACACCGTCTTTCCGGAGCCCGTCGGTGCCACAACAAGCGGCGACCGCTTGCCGGATCGGTAGGATCCTCGAACGCCATCGACGAGATCGAGCTGGTAGTCTCGGAGTTGGATCATGGCGACTCCTTAAATGCGGCTGCTTTTGCTTTGAGGTCTTGATACTCGCTCCACCAGTCAATGGACACCTCGTCGAAGTAATCTAGCTCGGTTGCGAGTCGCTTGGATTCGTGCTTCCAGACGGCGACCTCGCGCTCCATCTCCTGTGCGAGGTCGCGAAGCACGAAACTCCACTGGCCGTCAGAGGCTGCGATCGCGGCGTCGGTTCTTGGCGTGTCACTCATGGCGGGCCTCCTTCCATGCGGCAAGTGCCACGTCGTGTTCCGGCACAAACTGAATCACCTCACCAGCCAGCAGGTCGTAATTGTAAGTTCTCAACACGCTTGCCAGCCTGTCCGCAAGCTCTCGCTCGGTGGAAAGCTCAGCCCTCGCGTCGTTCCGCTCGCCTAGTGCGCGGCAAACGTCTAGCTCGGCCTGCTTGCGGTCTTGGCGCTCTTGCTCAAGCTGTCGCCCGAGCTCTTCCAGCCGTTCGGCGGCGGCGTCGAGCATCAAGCCAATCTCTGCCGGGTGAGGCTGCTCTAACGCCTCATCACCTCGTCGCCAGCGATTGAATTGGCGAATCTGGGCGGACAGCTTTTTTGTCTCAGTTTTCATGCTCCGCTTTTTTTAACTTTAGCAATGGCGGCGCGGATCAATCGAATGTCCGCGACTGTGATTTCGCAATACACCGTGCTTCCGTTCCACGATTTTTCAATCTCATCGTTCGGAAATGGGTCAATCCTTTGCAGCGCCTCCAGCAACTCGTCGCGTTGTTGCTCAAGTCTGCCGGCGAATGCGGCGGTCGTCACTTTTTCCGCACCGGTAAGAGCGGCTGCGATGGCTTTAGGGATGTCATAGCGGCAAATCTTGCGGAAGTCAGAAGAGCCGCATTCGTCATCGCACGCCATTGCGTCAAGCTTGGTTAAGAAATCCAGCAACTCGTCGCGCTGGCGCTCTAGGCGGCGGGCGAATGACGCCTTAACAATCTCGCCCTGGTAAATGGTCGAGAATGACTCCTGGTCCGTCTCCGGTGTTGGTCGGTCGCTCATGGCTTCGGTGGGGTTGCGCAGGCCAGTGCAATGTTGATCCGCGCGAGGCTCGCGGCCCGTGGCTGGAACTTGCCGGTCTTCCAGCGCCACCAGGTGGAACGGTTGACGCCGGCCAAGAGGAGGATGCCGGCGATGGGTTGGCCCGCCGCCTTGACGCGGTCTTCGATTTCGGTGGTGGTCATGGTTGGATGATGCGAGCAGGCCCTCGCACGTCGGCGTCGCCGGGTCCGGGGTTTAGGTGGTTGATGATTGCGACGGCCGCGTAGAGCGCGGCGGCGAGGATAAGGAGGCGGCTCATGGCTTTGGCGGGTTGCGGAGTTCTCGGCGGGCAGCCACGGCCTGCTCGATGTGCCATCGGCGTGCGTTGGGTTTGCCCATGCGGCGAGCGTGGCGAGCCAGCGCCAGTCGGTCGCGGATCTCAGAGTGGAGGTCGGTGGTCATGGTCAGGCGAGGATTGCTGCAATGACGCGGTCAAAACGCTCCAGAGCGTCGTCACCGGCTGGCATGGATGCGATCTTGGCAAGGATCGGCAGCGCTTTGGCTTGATCGGCGAGGACCGCCTTGTGTTCGGCGGTCATCATGTGGGCCAGCGACTGGAGCATCCCGGCGGCGGCAGCTTGCTCGGCGGTCATTCCGGCGCGGGCGGCCATGGCATCAAACTTGGCTTTTCCGTCGAGTCCGAAAATCAGTTGGGCGATGGTGGTCATGGTTGGTTGGTTGGTTGGTGGTTGGTGTCGGTTGACGGCGTGAAACTAGCCCCCCGTTGCGTAAGTGCAACAAGAAAAAGCCCGCCCGCAAAAATAAATTCACCGGGGCCAGCCAGGGCGAACAAGGAGCGGGAGGGCAACACCAGGAGCATCTGTCATGATCTTTTGTGACGGAGTCCGGCGGTATCTGCGCTATTGCCTTCGGCAGAGGGATTGCATCCATAGCCAGGGAGGTGGCCATACATTGAGATTCTGGCGACCACGCTGCCCGTGGTGTAAAAGCTAAGATTCCCGAGCGTTTCGGGCTTTGCGTAGCGGCCGCATTGGGGGCATTTCCTTCCGCCCTCAGTCGACATAAATGTTTTGTAGTCCATGCCGTGATCCGGCTTGCTCCCAACGGACAACAATACATCGCTCGCAACCATGACCCGCTCCGAGTTCGGAGCGGGTTTTTCGTGCGTCACGGAATCACACGCGAAGAATGCAGGACAACACGGTGTCATCAGTCCTTGTTCGGCCAAGAAGTTGTTGAAGTCACTCCCTCGGTGCGGATTCGGTGTCATGGCGGGCGCGTCCTGCGTGATTTCGAGCGTGAAGGGTGCCGTGTTCATGACGTTATGCGTTCGGCGCCTCCATATTGTAGTTCGCAGCATCCAACCGCATCCGCGCCTCTGCGGTAATCCTCCAAAACGGCCAGCCGTTGCGGTTGTCCTCGGGCCGAACAAGCCCCTTAGCCTTGAGGACGGCCACAACGGCCATTGGATCTTTAGAGCAATAATCCAGCGCGGCCTTGATGTCTGGTGACTGCGCCTTGCCCTGCATTTCGGCAATGATGCCAAGGGCAATGGCTTCGCGTGCGCCGACTCCGATGGCAGCAAGCATTTGTCCGGCTTGAATTAGCGTTTGCATCGGTTTGAGCGGTTGATGTGGCGTTGTCGGTCGGCATATTCTGCGGCTGCGAGGTTGAGCGCCTGCACGCCAGCCACCGCAAAGGCCAGCGAAGGCCATGACGGCGCGGTGGCGAATGCGCCACCGATCAGGATGATGCCGCAGGCGAAAAAGAGGCGGGCGAGCATCAAGCAGTTGCGCGCTTGGAGATCGTGATAGTTCATTATCTTTTGACTTTCAGGTTTTGGAATACTCGCAACCCAGCCACTTCCGGCAGCTTGCCGTTGCGCTCGAAGGATTTCTTAAGTGCCGCCAGCACATCGGCCCGCTTTGGCTCGATCCGGCAGAGTTGCGGGAATTTTGCGACAAATGCCAAGATGTCCTCGACATCGAAGTCGATCTCCTCGCGGACGCCGGCGGGAGCTGGTGCCGCAATAACCGCATCCGCTGCGGCGATCCGTGCCGCAGCGTAGCAATCCCGAGCTGCGGCGGCGTCAGCTTCAGCCTGGAGGCGCGCGGCTTCGGCTCGCGCCTCGGCCTCGCGTTGCGCCGCCAATGCTTTTTCCTGCGCCTCACGTGCCGCCTTTTGGCCCTCCTCCGATTGCGCGGCCTCGGCTTTTAGTCGGGCGATCTCCGCTTCGTGCGCGGCCCGTTCCGCGGCCTGTCGCTCGCGCTCAATCCGTGCGGCTTCGCGCTGCGCTGCCATCTCGGCTTCGTGGCGCTCGCGATCGACGCGCTGGCGATCCTGCTCGGCGGCGAGTTCGGCCTCGCGCTTGATGCGCTGCTGCTCCCGAGCGTATTCGGTGACGAGCCCCGACAGGCGGGCCTCTTCGGCAATCACCTCGGCCACGAAATCGGCGGCTATACCGTCGATCCGTTTGCCTAGATCAATCACCGGAGCCTTGACGATCTTGCGGCTGCTCTCGACCGCAGTGCGGACGCTGGCAAGGCTGCGGAGCCGGGACTGCGCGATGTCGCAACTGTCGGGATCTGTGACAGCCACGACGGCGCGGGCGGCGGTGAGGATGGTTGCTTTCTGCCTCTCAGCTTCGGGCGTTATCGTGATTTGGTAACCATCTCCAAGGATGGCAAGTGCGTTGGTGCTCATGGTTGGTTGGTGGTGTCGAGCGGTAGTTCGGGGTGGGTGTCAAACGATGCTTCGAGCAGCGTTGTGATTTCCGAGAGCTTGTCGATAATGTCGTCAAGCTTGTCGATCAGTGCTTTTTGTGCGGTTGTCATGGTTGGTATTGGTTTGGTGTTGTCCGCGTGTAGGATGCGCGGCCCCCGCTGGAGATTTAGGCTGGGCACGAAAACTTGATTTCGGCGGACGCGGTGTAAAACACATCGAAAGGAGCACCGTTGACGCGGACGGTTAGCGAATTGTCGAAGCCAGAATCTTCTTCGCGGAACTCAAGCTGAACGGAGGTGACTCCGAGTTTGGCTGTGAAGTGGCGGGCGATGGAGTCTTGAAGGTCGGCGTTCATTGGTTGGTGGTGTCGGTTGACGTGCGAACCCTATCCGCAGCGGCCTGGAGTGCAACAAGAAAAAACCCGCCCCAGCAAAATAAATTTACCGGGGCGGGTGGGAGCGAATCAAAGGTGTCTCCGGTGGGCGTCCCAGCCTTTGATCCGATAGACTCGACGGATGAATTCACGAACGATCTCGGCCGTCATCCATGGCTTTCCTGTCAGGTGCTCCAGCCAGTGAACCAGCGCCTCCGGGTCTGGTATTCTCGACAGCTCGATGTGGTAGGGGTAGGCCGCATTGATCGTGATGTATCCGAGCTTTTCGTCGTGCTCAAAGATCACATCCATCCGAATCTGATGCTCTTCGATTGGGTTCATGTGTCGGCAGGTAGGGATTGATCAGCCGAAGATGTCGCCGTCGTCAGTGGTGGCCGGCGCTGCGGCCTGCACTGGATCGGCCTTCGCAGCCTTGGTCTTTTTCGCGGGCGGCAGCACCTCAACCTCTGAGACTGGTGCCGGTGACTGCACGTCGTCAAAGATTGGCGGTTCTGTGCGGGCAGTCACATTGCGCGGACGGTCGCCGATGTCCTCCACCTCCTCGGTGGCGTGCATCCCGTTAAGGACGTCGGGAGCGTAGAGCCGTCCGAAAAACGCGGCGGCGCGATAGCGTAACATCAGTTCCGGCATCGTCTTCCATTTGCTCCCATTTTTAGCATACCAGCCCTCCGCCTTGGCCATCGAGATTGACGCCGGCGGGCCTTCAAGTCGCTCGCCAGTCTTGTCGGTCGTCCAGGCGATGCAGCTCCGGTCATCTCCCTCGCCAGTCACATCGAAGCGGACCGGCGCGAACCGACCGCAACTGTTGAGAGCAGCGATGATGAACGTCGAAGACCAGCTGGGCCGGCCGTGGATGATGTTCAGGTTCTGCATCACGGCGAGCGGAGAGGCACCGATCCGCTGCGCCATCTCAAGCGCGACGATGGCGTTGCCGATGTTGTCTTTACCTCGGTATTGCTCCGGGACGATGTTGGATGAGACGAGTGCCAGTGCCATGCGCTGGGCGGACTCGAACGATGCTGCGTTGGAAAACGCGGTGGTGGTGGTAACGATGTCGGTTGTCATGTTGGTATTGGTTGGGGTTGGGGAGAAAATCAGGCCCATTTCGGGAGGTCAATCGTCAAGGGCGCATCGGAGTAGCCGGGCCAAGTGTCGGCATCTTGGCACCGACGGAAGGTGTCAAGATCAGTCTGGTATTCGATCCTGCCACGGCTTGTCATCGTCTCGCTCGCGACGTAAACGGCCACCAGGTAAGGCGGCTCGGTCTCGACGGCGATAAATACAAACCCGCGCGGAGCCTCGCCAAACGCGGCCTTGTAGCCGTCGCTATAAAACGCGGCCTGCACATGGTAGCGGTATTGCGCGATGGATTTTGCGAACCCCTCAGGCGAGGCATCGCGAGTCGTCTTGAGATCGACGATGACGCCACGCTCGGTCACGGCATCCGGCCTGCAACGGCACGCGATGCCATCGGCATCCCAGAATATTGACTGCTCGATTGTCGGATTGCCCGCCAGTGCCTTCGCAGCGGCTGGGTGGTTGTGAACAGCCTGCTGGATCTGGCAAAGCTTTGACATCTCCTCCGCGGTGACGATCTCCTTGCCCTCGGCCTGCACCTCGAACTCGGCCCATGCGAGCTTGCCGGCAGAGGTGCGGCGTTCGATGCCTTCGGGCCGGACGGTCGCGGATGCGCGGAACAGTTGTGGCTCGAGAACCACGGTATGGGTCAAGCTACCCAGCCGCATGGCCGGCGTCTGCTCGGTGGGGTTGGCCTGCCTCCAGCGGTAGAGAGCGGGAGCCTTGCGGATGAGGTCCAGCCCGCTCTTGGAGATGGCAGGGCTGGCGTGATACTCTGCATTGGTCAGGTCGTGCCTGACAGTGGTGGGTGTGGTCATGGTTGGTGTTGGTTGAAATTAGTATTCACCGCTGCCATGTTGCACTTGCTACCGATGCAACTAAACGCCCGAAATTTTCCGCGCTGATCTCAATCATGGTATCGGTGCCGAGCTGAATAATAATCCCGCCCGGGCCATTTGTGGCGCTTATGTCCGTGACGACTTTTTCGCTGCCTACCGTTAAAAACACTTTGTCTTTCATTTGATGGTTGGTGAGGGAAGAGCGCCGGGGATGGAACCCGGCGCGGTGAGGTGGTTTAGGCCGCAGCCTTGTCCCATGCCATTTGGCGTTTAAGCCAGAGTTTTGAGAAGAAGTGGGCGTCATTGTATGACAGCCCCTGCCGCTTGTTGCGACCGAGAATTTTGGAACCCTCCCAGGATTCCCAAGTCCAACCATTGAGGTCAGAATCGAATAAAATGAAAAGGTTGTATTTGGTGTCGGCGGTCATGGTTGGTGTTGGTTGACGTGCGGACCCTACCCCTCCCGCAGCGGAGTGCAACAAAATAAATCCACCTGCCTCAAAATAAAATTCCCGCCCCTTTCGAGGCGGGAATCAATGACACGCACGAATTACCCCGGAAAAATTGCAGGGGTGGGAGTCGAACCCACGACCTAGAGCTTATGAGACTCCCGCGCTACCACTGCGCCACCCTGCGATTGAAGTGCCCGCCCTCATCGCTAGCTTGCGCATGACGGCGTAGAGGGCGAGCTGATACCAACCAAGATACCGGCCACAGAGTTTCATGGCTCAGCCAGTTGTCAAGCCGTCAGCGCCCGACGAGTCAAGCATCGCGAGTTGCCGCTTGCCATCCCTTGCCCGCCGTGGTTGGGTAATGCATTGACCCGCCGCGCCTCTTCGATCTAGCGGATCGCCATGCGTAATTCGGCGGGTGTTTTTTTTGCGGGGGTAGTGCAACGGCACAACAATCGCACGCACTACATGGAAACTACAAAATCAAAACGCCCCGCCCGTTGTTCTCGGTTAATTGTCGGAATGGCGGCACTCTCGAACCAGATATTCGTCGGCAGACTCTGCAAGGACGGGAAAACGTGGAAAGAAGGAAAGCAGGATGTCACCAGCGACGTGTTGCAATCCATCATCCAATACGTCGAGCCGGGGCATGAGATCACCGTCAACGCTGGCAACGTGCCGAAATATCTAATCCGCGTGACCGAGATTCTTCCCGAGAACAGCCATGAGCGAACCACGATGCACTGAGTGCAACCTTTGGAAAGAAGCCGGATTGGTTGGATGCAGTCTTTGCGGGGGTGTATTTGAGGATTCACGTAGCCTCAAACCCACCCACGGAGGCCTGCGCAAAGGAGCCGGTCGCCCGAAAGCTGCCGATCCCCGCGTCAACCTTACCGTCTCGCTCCTGCCCGACTGCAAAGCCCGAATCCAAGACGCGGCGAAAGCGGCAGGGGTCAGCGCGTCGGAGATCGTGGCACGAAGGTTTGCGGGGTAGCCGTCACTGGGTGGCCTGGAAGTGCATTGCGTCGCGGCCCCAGAACGCGCCGGCAGCAACCCATCCCTCCCGCGCGAAGGCCTCCATTACCTCTAACGGCATCGTCGCCGAGACCGGCCACGACTGCGAGAGCCGGTTGGTATCTGCGGCCAAGTCGATCGCGGCGCCGCGAGCGTGGAGACTCGGCAGGCTGCCGCCTCGCATCGTGCGATTGTTATAAACTCCAGCGTATTGCGCGAGGATGTCGGGATGAGACTTGGCCAGTGACTCCAGCGCGCGCTTGAGGCTGTCCGCCACCTTGTCGTGGCATCGGATGCTCTTCACTGGCTTCCCGTCGTATCTCAGGCCGAGTCCTTCGACGTTGACGCTGACAAGTCGGGACTCGTCGCCGGGACTGCCGTAAAAGCCCTGTAGCGACTCCTGCGATGGGCGCGGCCAGTTGGATTCCGCTGGCATCAGCGATCGCAGATAGGACTGGCAAGCGGCGATGGATTTCGGCCCCCAGAAGCCGTCAACCTCGACGCCGATCTTGCTCTGGATTGATTTGATGCGGTCGCGTGTCATAATTTCTTGCGGCGTGAGGTAGCTGATTATCAGAGTCGGCTCCGGCGGGAAGATCGCGTCCCCAATCCGGCCAGCCAGCCAGGCCGAGAGCTCGACGAAAAGATTCATGGATTCTTCAGCACCTCCTTGACGGTGCTTAGGATCTCGGTTGCGCTGCGAAGGACGTTTGAGTTTTGCTCCACGACGGTGATGAGGCTCTTGCGGTCAGCGTCGCGCTCGTCTTCGCGCTTGTCCGCTTTGGCTTCGGCTTTATCGAGGCGCTTGGACATCCACCAAAGCCCAAGCGCGAGGCCGATGAGCGCCCCGAATGGCCCTTGCAGTTGCTGTATCCAGTCCGGTGCGGGGACTTGAGAGAGGAGATCGGGCAGGGCCTGGGAGCCGACGATTCCCGCGACGATTGCGGTCAGGCCGGACAGGGTATGGTCGATGACTGGGTGCATGGATTAAGACTCGGGCTCAGGCTGCGGGTTGTGGGATGTCCGCTACCACGAACGCGCCGTTGATCACTTCCAGCGTGCGGTTTGTATCAAGGAGCTTGTCGACCACGCTGCGGGTGTCCACGCGTCCGAGGCTCCAGTATGCCAAGCCGGCGGCGTCCTCGGATAAGGCAGCCGCAAAATTGAGCGCGCCGCCGGTTTCTTCGTGGCTGGCAAACTCGGCAAGCCGCTGCGCCAGCGGGCGGGCGTTAAGCCACTCATTGATCTCGGTAGTCGTCAGATCCAACACGTGGCCGACGATGCGGTTGGCGAGGTGGATCGCGTTGCGTAGGTGCGATGCGAGAGCGCCAGCATCGGCGGCGATGGCGGCGGTGACGGATTCGGTAGGTGTAAGTAGGGACATGGTGTTTAGCGGGTGAGAGTGCGGTTGATTTCAAACCTGATATAATCGAGATCGAGCATCACGGTTGCCCCGTCGGAGGACGAATCGTGGGCGATAATTCCGAAACCCGTCGTGCCGGTTGGAACCGTCGTCGCAATCGTATCCGTCCACAGGGATGTTCCGCTGGCATTGTAAACCGTGAATGTCGCAGAGCTGGCGGATGTGAGTTCGATGCGAGCGGAATACCACGTCGAAACTGCCGCCGTGTAGGTGGTGCCACTTGAAGTGATCGCCCCTCCGTTAACTGTTTTTCCGGTGATGACGACACCAGTTCCATTGCCGACCATCTCTAGCCAAACGCCTTTGGTCGGAGTGGTGTTGTCCGTTGTTTCCAATATCCCGAAACGGACGGTTTGCGTCGATCTCGCAGACCGGAGATTAAAAACGGAAACCGCCAACTCTCCGCCGCCGATGATGATCGAATCCGAAAGAGCCGTCATGCGGAACCCTGAGTTTGCCGTTGTTGCCGCGTCTCGGAAAGCAATTACGCCGGGATGATTTGCATTGGCCAACCCTGAATTGATGCATGACCCGCCATTCACCGCGCCGCTTGCGAACTCGCCAGCTCCCGGAGTTGTGTTGGAAAAACACTCGCACTCTACGATTTTCGTGATGCTCTTGTCTGCCAAGCCAAGGGTGGCCCTAGCCGCTGCCGCCGTCGCCGCGCCAAACAGCGTCGCGCCGGTTGTGCCTGCGCCGAGGGCGATGCGGTGATCCGATGCGCTGGTGCCGCCGTAGGTGAAGATTGCGCCGGTTAATGCTTGGAAATACTCAATAGTGAGGACGCTAATCTGGGCCTCGTTCATCACGACTGGGCCGCCGAAGCTCGCCGCGCCAGTGCCATCCCGCCGCACCAGCGTGTTGGCCGTGGCTGCGCTGGTGGCATCGGACACGTCGGCGCTGACGATGGCCTCGTTCACCCAGAGCGTATTTCCCGCGTTGCGCTTGATCACCTGCTTCGCGGCAGGCGAGGAAATCGCGACATCGTGAAGCTCGTTCAACTCGTAGCCGTTCTGGATGCCAACCAGAATCCTGCCGTCAAGGTTTGCGCCGGTGCTGGCCCGAGTGATGACGCCGACGTAGACAAGATGATTCGGGGCGGAAGGTTTTGTCCGCGTGAACGCTCCTGGAGTTGTCGGAGATAGGTAGATCTGATTGCCTGCGCCGATGATCCCATCCGCGTCAGCCGTTCTGACATTCTCAAGCTCGCCTTCCATGATGACGAACCCGTTCGCGCCGTTGGCAATGTCTGCCTTCGCGAAGCCAATCGTTCGCGCCGAGTTGGTGTCGTTGTTTGCCTGCGCGAGCGTGATGCGAGGATTGCTGCTGACCGCTCCGTTGATGTACACGATGGAGCCCTTCGTGATGGTTACGCCGGTGCCGTTGTGGGCCAAGAACTCAAGGTTCTTCGCCACCGCGACTCCCGACGCAAGCTCCTGCTGCACGAATGCCGTGGTTGCAAGCTGCGTCGTCGAGGTGGTCGTCGCGGCTGTCGGTGCAACGGACATTCCTGCAATAGTCGCAGTCGCCGTCGTGACGTTGGAAAGCGAGAGGTTCGCTGTGCTGTCGCTGGTCGTGGCCGAGGTGATACTGTTCGTCCCGCTACCATCAGCGCCGGCCGGCCCACGCGCTGCGGTGTTGATTTCGGCGGTGATCGTCTCCTCCTCAACCACGATGGTGGCCGTGATCGTTTCGACGTTGGTCGTGAGATTCGCGGTGACGCTCATGGTGTCGAGTCGGCTATGATGGTGATCGTCCCGACCATGTAATCCTGCACACTTGGCGAGGCCGCACTGCTGGTCGTTTCAACCGCCCAGGAATGGACGCCAGCGGAAAGGGTGAGGCGGGAGATTGGGTTTACGTAAAACTCCCATGCGTTCGCGTCGGTGATGGTGATATGTGACGCTGCACTGGTCAGCGTCAGTGACTCAGCGCCGGTGAGTTTGAACGTCATCTTCACGGACGCGAGGCTGTCATCGAACGTTGTGCCGTCCGATGACAGGGAGACGGTTAAGCCGTCCCACGTCTTGTCAGTTTTCGCTTCGGGGAGAGTGATGAATGCGGGGATCATTAGGCGTAAATCAAGGTAAGCGTTGACCTAGAGTAGCCACCGGCTGCCGTTAGTGTTAATGTGGTCGCTCCGAAAAAAACAAATAACCCCGGAACGGCTCGGGATGAATGCTTTTGGCAAGTTTCATCAATCGAAATAGTGTCGGTAAAACCCATCCCGTTATCGACGACGATTTTACCGCTTCCCGCCGTTTGCCTGAGCTGAAACCCTTGGAAATAAGCAGGCGTGGGGAGGTCAACTCCTTCGAGATCCTCGCCTGCCGCCGTAGTTCCTGAAATCCTAAAGCATCTCGCTGGATTGATTCCTGCCGTGGTATTTGCGCTCGTCGCTGCGGTCGTGATGCCGGTGCATGTGCCGTTTGCAAGGCTGATGTTCAGCGTCGAGTCGTTGTAGCGGTCGAGGATACGGGTCAGCGTGATTGCGGTTGTTGATCCGCCGACGGTGTAGAGTGAAGTAATGGCGGCAGTGGCATTTAGTGCGGTTCGCACCTTGCCCGCCCATGTCGCCGCTGTGTCGGTATTCAGCACCGCAACCGATACGGTCAGCGGGCTCCCGGTAATGTCGTCGCCCGTCACGACAACAGTAGCGTTGCCGCTTGCCGTGATGGTTCCCACTGCCGTCGCCGTCTCAACCTGGTTGACGCCAGCTCCGGTGAGCGTCGGGACAAGCGTGGAAAGGTTGATCTCAACGTCGTATGTCGAATCAATCTCCACCCCAAGGACAATGGCGTTGGTGGCGTCCGGCAACGTCGTCACCGTCTGCCCCTGCCCGATGGTGATTGTCCCAGTGGTGCCTTCGCTGGTCGGTTCAGCATTCGCCTGGAGCCCGGTGTAAGCGCGTGCGGAGGTAATGGCCATTTGATAAGCGGCGGTGTCAAAATCAGTTACTCGCCCGCACCACGACTTGCGCCACGGTGTTTGCCGCGTTGCTGGTGATCGTCATGCTCGCCACCAGGTCGGTTCGCCCGGTGGCGTTCCAAGTCTGCAATCCGCCGTTCGGTGTCACGGTGTCCTTGAGTATGGTCGAGACGGCCGCTGTGACGCTCCCGGCGGTGCATGTGACAAGGAGTCCGTGGATTTTGGTAGCGGTCGGCAATGCCGTTCCTTCGAAGTCAACCCCATCGCCGGTGATTACCACTTTGTCGATACCACCGGTGAGCGTTGCCCCGCTGACAGCGGTATTGGTGGCTGATTTCGCAAGCGTGTAGGCGTTGCCATATTCGCCAGTGTTGGATGCTTCAATGGTGACGACACCAGCCACGCTGGTCACGTTAAGCAAGGCGTCGTTCGCCTCGATCTTGGATACGGTGTTCGTCGCGGTGATGGTGACGGAGCCGCCGATGGTAATCTCCGTCGCGGTTGCCGCTGCCGCTTTGAATGTATAAACGACGCCGCGCACGGTGATGGTTTCGTTGGCTACTGGCGCGCCCGTGAACGTGATCGTCCCAGTCGCATTGACTCCGTTGACGCCCCCGGTCGCGATGCCCGTGGAAAGCGGGATGGTCACGATGTCGCTGGTCCCGTCGAACGCGATATTGATCGTGTATGCAATGTCGGCAAGCGGCATGGATTTACGGGCCGCCTGAGTCCCTGAAGACCCGGTGAATCCCGTGGCGGTATTCGTCTCGGTCGATGCGATTCCGTAGATTGAAAAGGTGTTAGTGGCCATGGTGGTTGATTGGTTAGGCTGCGGGCGTGAGTCCCGGTCCCGATTGATTGGACTCTGGGTTGGATTCCCCTTCGATGCGGGAAATCATGTCGTAGATCGGCACGTTCGCGCCGTCGTCGTTGAGGTAGAGAAGCCCGTTGCGGACGTAGAATAATCGCGGGTCAGTTCCCCATCCGATAGATGAAACGAAGATTTCCCCGCCCGTTTCGGAGATTTTCACGTTGAGGAGTTCGATATTGAAGTTGTCGCCAACCACTCCCGTTTCAGGTTCGATCTTGGTTGTGACGAGTCCATCAGTGAACTCCAGCCCGCCACCGAATGCGTCACGGTAGCTGATGAAGACGCCGTTGCCCTCAACTTGGATCGTGTCGCCATCGTCTTGGCTTGAGACGTTGACCTGCGGGCCTTGCGATTCGTTGGGCTTTACGCGCCTGAACCGGACGGACCTTGGTGGGTCGTCCGGGTCTTCCATCGGCTTGATAACCGGCTCGCCTTCGCCCTCGATTTGAACAAGCGTGCGGAACTGGTGCTTGTCCTCGGGTCCGACTTCGTAGCCCTCGTAAAGCTCCCGCACTTCGCCGTCCTCGTTGTCCTCCTCGATGTTCGTGATCTCGACAAGCTGGTTCGGAAGCTCGCGGTTGCCGGTGATTCGACGGACTACTCGGGGCGCCGGCGTCGCGGCCTCGTTACTTTCCGTCTCGCATATCAACAAGTAATAGTCGCCGTCCTCTTCGCCGGAAGTGGGGCTGTCTCGAACGTGATGCGTCGATTGCTGCGGCTCCGTGAAAGTGACGATTGTCGGCCCGTCCGATGCGCCTGGGTCGCCGGGAAACTCTGGCGCGGTCGGTTCTTTCGGCGCGCCGTCGCTGTCGGTTTGGACTCGCAGGTAGATGTAATTCACCAACCCATCCAGCGGCAAGGCGGGCGCAACCCAATCCGCCTCGCCGGTCGATTCGATGCTGACAAGCTCGCCGTCTGCCGTCGTGATCTTGGGCGTGAGGTATCCGACAACGCCGGAATCGGAATCGGTCAGCGTGGCGTTCTGGTAGCAGAGATAGCCGGTTGTGACTTTGGCTTGATACGATACCGGAGAAGACTCAGGGACGGCGGAAATAGTAACCCACAAAGGCGGCTTGCTTCCCGCTCCCGTGCCTCGCCCGATGTTCGCCGTTGGCATCCGCGCCTCAAGCTGTCGAATCGCCGTGCGCGTCTCGTTCGCCCACGCCGCAAAAATCGGATCGCTCGACTTGATGGCGAACGGAATCTTGACCGGGTTGGATCCTTTGCGGATTGGCGTCATGGTTCTTCGTAAAGGAATGTGTCATGCCCGCCCTTTTCGGAAAGCGTCCACTCAAGGTTGGTCGTGAACATCTCGCCGTTCTGCTCTTGGAATGCGCTCGTTAGCATCCAGTCCCGCGTTCCCGCTGCTTCTGGCGGGTCGCCTCGTGGCGTCGAGATGTTGCCAAGCTTGTTGAGCTGCGCGTTTGTCAATCCATCGGTCCCTTGCGCGGATTCGGTCCATGTGATGACCGGGCGCAGGTAGGTGGTTTCGCCGCGTGCGATGACCTTGGCAAACTCCAGCGCGTCGCCGGCAAATGTAATCGACGCTTCTGTTGCATCTTTGAGCGGAGTAAAGAAGTTTTCCTCGTCGTAACTCCCCGCCTGCGTGAATTCTGCTGACGGCCTCGCGTTGCCGTTGATAAGTTCGCCAAGCGCAAACTTAAAAGCGTCCGAAAGCGCCGCCCATTTCGGATGTATGGAAAGCGGCGCATCCTGAAGCTGACCGCTTAATCGGTATGTCGGGTCTGGAGCTTCGCCGCTCTCGCCGTAGGATGCTCCCTGCGCCCCGGAAAGCGAGACTGAGACAATCGTTATGTCGCCCTCCTCGCTGGCAACTTCCGCCTCGACGACTTTGAGGAACGCCCACGAAAAAGACAGGTCCGGGTCTAGCGATGTGATCGAAGTCCCCTTGGCGAATCGCCCGGTGACGCCGCTTCCGCCCCACGCCGTGCGCAGGACAGCGAACGAATGCCGCCCGATGTAGCCGCCGTTCTCCTGGCGCGTCGCCGTGAATCCCGGCTGCGGGAGAACGTCGGATGATCTGATGCCTCGGATTGTGCTCATCGTGATGTTGGACGTAGTCCGTTAGCTGCGAATGCTTTGCGGAGTTCTGCGGGTAGCGTTACTCCTTGACGGACTAGTTCTTCAGTAAGCATTTCTTGACGTTTGAGTGTTTCCGCCCATGTCGGGGTCGCGGATTTTTCAATGCTTTGCATGTTATCCCGCAATCCGTTCGCAATGTCAGAAGCTCGATCCGAGACGCTGCGCTTCGGGCCAAGAAGTTGGTCGATGTCCCGATTCATCAGGTCTTTCTCCTCGTTGCTAAGATTGCTTGATCCAGATTGCAGCATGGACCTCATCCCCTCAACCATCAGGTTGCCTGTAACGTCTTGGAATCCCCGCGCCATCGCCTCGCCAATCAGGATTCCAATCTGAGCAAACGTTTCAAGGTTGCCTTGCGCGGCTTGCTCCAATGCCGTGCCGATTATCTTTCCCGCAGATGCAAACTTACCCTCAAGCTGCGGGAGGAATGCGTTCGTCGAATCGAGCGCAACGCGAAGTCCGTCGTTGAATCCGGTGCCGAATGCAACCTTGAGTCCGAGCATGGCGTCTGAAAGCTTCGCAAGCTTGCCCTCGGTGGTTGCAGCGCCCTTGTCGAGAGCGCCGTAGAAAAGCCCGCCTTGCGCCGTCGCGGATCGGAAGGCATCCGTCACCATGGCGGCGGAAATCGCGCCGTCCTCCATGGCTTTCTTCAACTCGATCATGGATCGCCCGGTCTTGCGGGAAATCTCTTGCAGTGGGTTGAATCCAGCGTTGACGAACTGAAGCACTTCCTGACCCATCAGCCGCCCCGCTGCCTGCGTTTGAGCGAAGGCAAGAGCAAGACTTCCGAATCGCTCAGAGTTGCCCATGGATACATCGCCAAGGGTCCTTAGAATCGGCAATGTCTGATCGGCGGAAATGCCGAATGCCATCAGGGTCTTGCCCGCTTGCGCGTAGTCCGAAACGGATAGCGGCGACTTGATTGCTTCGTCGCGGAAGCTCTGGATAAGCTCGGTCGCTTTGCTCGCGGATTTGGTTAGAACCTCGAATTGAACTTGCAACGACTCCATCATGGCAGCCTTGCCGGATGCATCTTTGATGAACGCAAGTCCTGCGCCAAGAGCTACAGCCCCAGCGGCAGCGACCGCAAGCGCGGCACCGAAAGCTGCTTGTGATGTTGCCAGCTTCCCAAGCACTCCGGTTAGCCCGCTGGCTTGCACCTCAATCCCTGCGATGGTTCGCCGGAATTGAGTGGCATCGGCGCGAATGCGGATCGTTAAAGCCATACTTAGGTCACAGTGTCAAAGATTGCCTTGGCGCGGTCCCGTAGGCTTGGTATTGGCCCTTCCTGCTTCGCCGCTCCCTTGATCGTGCGGAGTCCTTTCCGATAGAGCAGCGCGTGGAATAGCTCCGCCTTTTGGTCGGGCGGGAGGTCGAGGATGTAGGTGATTGGCCATCCGTATTCACTGGCGAAAAGGTCGATCTCAAAAGCTTCATCTTCGGGCGGATCTCCACGGTCTAGGGCTTTCCCGGCGAGTCATCGACTGTCACTTGTGCCGCCTCCGTTCGCTGGTTCACGGCTCCGATGTATTCAGCGACGGCGGTGAGATCTTCGGCGGAAAGCTCCATGTCGGCGATTCCCACCTCACGGTTGAATCGCGCCTCGTCATTCACGGCGTCGAAGGCATCGGCGGGCGGCAGGCTGTAGATCGCGGCAAACGCCACGACGAATGCGCCCGCTTTTTCGTTCTCGTCCTCGACGTTGGCGATCTGCGCTAGGATGCGCCCGACTCCGCGCCCGAATGGCCGGAGTTTGGTTTGCTTGCCGCGAATCGTAATCGTCGGTGGTTCTGTCTGGAATGAGGTCATCTTGGTTATCTTCGGTAGAGTAGCTTTTCGAGTTGGTTGATCTGGTCCTTGCTTATGTCTGCGCCGACGTATGCGGTTCTTCCTCGATGCTGGACGGCGGCAAACTGCGGGCCACGGTCCTTGATGAAATCCACCATCACGCGGTGATTGTCGAAGGCGCACCAAAGGTAAGAGATCAGGGCATCCGGTAAACGCCTCTCAAGCTCGCCAGGTGGAAGCGTCCACAATGCGAAATCCGCCGCTGCCGATTGTGAAAAGCGGAACTTGTAGCCGTTCGTCCCGTAGGCGACTCCGATGATCGGGTGGCCAAGTTGCTCCATCGCTGCCGCCGTTTGCGTGTGGTGTGTCTCAATGAACGGGACTGACGGCGCAAACAGGTGGATCGTCCCCTGCTGGATGTCGCGGACAATCTCGGCGTATTGGACGAATGCCGCCTTCATGCGAACAATAGGGCAATCTGGATTCGCTTTCGCGTATTCCTGATCGCCCCAGACTTTGAGCATTTCCAAAGACGACTCGCCGCGTGCGTTCTTTTCGGCAAGGTGCCATGTCACCTTCGTTCCCGTGATTCCGTCGCCGCTAATGGTCGTCAGCGTCCGCGAGACATCCAGCGGGACATCGTAAGCGATCAATGCGGCGGCTGCTCGGGTGTTGGTAGTGGCACCACCTTCGCCGGTAATGCCAAGGAATCTTGGTAGTGCCATCTGGTTAGGTTGCCGTTAGGCTAGGATCGTCGGGCTGTATTTGTATTTTACAGAGATGCGCCGGTAATCCTCGGAGGTGCTGGAACGGGTGATTCCGGTGACAACGTAAGTTCCACCAGTCACTGCGCCAATCAGGTGATCGGCGGGAGCAGTCGCCAAGGTCAAGGCGCTGGCGAGAGTCCCAGAGAAGGCCGAAGTGGACGGAATGTAACCGTCAAGCGTGCCTTCGATCCGCTCGTTGTAATACGACTCGCCGGTATCGTCGCCAGAGATGTTTTTGACGGTCTTTGAATCCTGCGAGTAATCGTCAGAAACGGAGTCGAGAAGGAATCCGGTCTGCTGCGCAGCGATGCCGAAAAGGCCGGTAGTGGTGCCAAAGGACGTAGCCATTTGAAATGGCCGTCATGTCAAATTCAGCTTGTCCGCTGTATCCAAGCTTCAGCCGTGAACACCGCTTCAAAGGTCGTCTCTTCCCATCGCGTGCTGCCGCCGTCCATCTGGAAAAAGTCGCATTGCACGCCAAGGCCGGTCCCGCTGATGAGGCTCGCCACGTTTGCCGTGCCGTTGATGTTGCGCTCGATGGCGTCAGCCCATGTCTTGAGCGTCGCCCGTGTCTCGCCGTCGCCGGAATGCGCCCGCAAGGTAATCTCGACTGGGCATTTCATCACGCCTGGAAGCGCCAGCGAATGCCGCTCAGGCTCGCCAACGTCAACCGCAATGGTCGGCAGGTCAATGTCCGCAATGGCGCGGGCGTCGACGACGGTGATGGAAGCGTCGGGCTTGATCGGCTCAAGTAAGGCAATCAGCGCGTTGGTAAGTTTGTCGGTAGTCATCAGATTTCCCCTCGGAGCTTTTTCAGCGCAATTGTCATGTAGCGGAAGTTTCGGGCGTATCCTCGCTTCAATGCCAAATCAATCACTGCCTTGGACTGTAGCCCGTTGATGTATGAAAGTCGGTTGGTGAGTGAGATCGTAGAGCCCAAACCCTCCGCCCTGATAGATGCGTCGCCGTTGCGTGTCGCATGGCGTCGAATCCACTTACTGATTCCACGCATTTTCTTTCCGTCGATAGCCTCCCCGGCAGCAATCCAAGCGCCTTTCGCGGTGCCCGCTGCCGCTTGCTTCTTGCGGAGCAGGTCCACCTTTTCCCTGATCGGAATCGGCTCACGCCTGAATCGCCCTTCGGTCTTCAGCCCTTTAGGAACCTGCCCTTTCCGCCTGACTTGAGTGTGGACGAATCCCGCTGATCCTTGAGTTCCCGCCACGTTGGCAGCGCGGATTGCGCGGTCGATTTGCTTGGCGATGCTCTTTTGGAATCCCGCGCCCTGCTTGGCTGTAATGCCGTAAGGCGGGACAAGCACCGCTAGTTCTTTCGCGCAACCCTTCCCGAGAAGATTCATGGACTCTTGAATGGTTTTGCCGGTCTCTCTTGAGAACTCGACCATTCTTCGCCGGAATCCGCGAACGGATGATTGGTCCATGGAGAATCTGATCATTTGCTTTCGTTCGGGTCGCAAAGGTCAAACCGGATCGCCACGGAGCCGACTCGGACGGCGTAGATTCTGAACGCCACGCCGCCGACCGTGCATCGCTTGCCCTTGAGCGCGGCGGGCGTTGTAACGTCGCCAGGCTGCGCGGTGGCCGTCGCCTGAAGCTCAGGTTCAAGCCCTCCTAGCCCGCCGTCTGAGTTGCTGCTGTAATCGTCCCAGACCACGCTAAACGTCTGCCCGTCGCAAACCATGGTCTTCGTTCCCATGGTGGCGTCAACCTCGTTGTGCGAGGTGTTCAGGAAATCGTCAATGATGCTCATAACATGGGCGCGGTGTAAAGCGAAAGCCCGCCCCATTGCTGGAGCGGACTCGCGATGAACAACACGCGAATCAGCAGGAAAGCTTAGCCAAGGATGATGGCGGCGTGCGCTGGCTTCAGCGCCTTGAAGCCCCAAAGAGCGTGAATGCGGTAGAGCACCATGCCGTCACCTGGATAAACGCGGAGGTCGAAACTGATTCCCGTGCGGGGGTCGGTGATGATTTCGTTGTCAATCGCGAGGTCGCCTTGCTTCGGGAAGATCGGCAGGCGAGTGGCGAGAACCAGAGCGTCGGACGAGAATGCGATGTTGCGGGCGCTGGTAGAGTTGACCGTGATAGCCAAGTTGTCGGCGGCGGCAACCACGATTCCCGGCGCGTTGATTGTAAAGACGTTCGTGGCCAGCGCGGTGGCGACGACATACTTGTGAGCGCCAATCGTCACGATGTCACCCGCAAGGATGGTTCCCGACCCTCCGTCAACCGTGACGGAGGTGGCCCCGACCGCAAGAGCGCCGTTGAGTAGGTAGCTTGCGCCGGTTCCTGCGGTGGCGGTGTTGATCTGGGCGGACTCGCGGATGCTGAAGCCGTGCATGTTCAGCAGCTCTCCGTCGCGGAGGGTCATTGAAGTCCCGGCTTCGTTGGCCTTGGTCAACTGGGCGAGGGTGCGGAGGGCCGCACCTGCGGAGGTGTCGATGACAAGAGACCGGCCCGATGGCGGGGCTCCGTTGTCGTCGAGGATCTTGCGGATCTGGGCAGAGTCGGCAAGATTCGTGGCGAACGGAGTCGTGCCAGCGGTGCCGTAAGCGCGGGAAGCACCCTGCGCGAGAGCATCGCAAACATCGTTCTCCATTTCGTTCACAAGGACGCGGAACGCTTGCGCGATCTGGCCCTGCTGGATGCTCAGGAAGCCTGGTCCCTGATCCACCGCGTATTCCTCTTCGCCGGTCCATGAGAACGCGGCATACTTGTTTTTCGACAAGGTGAGTGAAGCATTGGCGATGGTCTGGTCAACAGCAGCAGGCACCGCCATTGCTGGCGTGAACGTGCTGGTCGTGTTCGTCGGGGTCTGTCCGACACGAAGCGTCTGGTTGGTCGCGAGGCGGTCAGCCTTCGCGTCACGGGAGACACCGGGGATTGCTCCGACAAGTTCACGGGAAACCACGTCGAGCGCGGCGTAAACGTCGGGGATGAGATTGGTCAGGGTATTGGCCATGATGGTAGATTAGTTTGGATCTTCAATGAAGGTGCCGCCGTTGTGGCGGGAGTTGGTTTTAGGCTTTGCGGCCACGGTGTTAGGCTGTAATTTTGCCGCCCGACTTGGAAAAGTCGGACTTGGCGCGAGGGGAAAGCGAGTTGAACGCCTCGCGTGTCATCGCGTTTGCGACTTGGGCAGTCTCGATACCCTCAATCGGCTCAGGGTGGCCAGAGGCGGCAAGTTGGCGTGCTGCTTCAATGCCAACCTTCTCGGCGGTGACAACGGCAGCGGCTTCGAGTTCTGGAACGCGGGCGGCGATTGCCTCAAGCTCGGTGACGCGGGCGGCGGCGGTCGCTAGGTTGTTGCGAAGCTCGGCCGTTGCGGTTGCGGCTTCCTGCAAAGCGGCCTCTGCGACGCTGACCTTGTTAGAGAGCTCGGCGACTTCGTTTTCGCGGTTGGAGACTTCACCTTTCAAGGTGTCGATTTCCGCCAATGCTTCGGCGCTGGCAGGGGAAGTGAGACGGTCGAGGATATTCATGCTCTTGCCCTTTTGCTTGGTGTCAAATTTACCGCTCACGACTTCATCGGCGAATCCTTCCGCGACTGCCGTTTCGGCGCTCATCCAAGTCTCCTCCTTCATCCGCTCGCGCATTTCGGATGGCTTCTTGCCAGTGCGCTCGGCATAGATCTCGGCAATCTCGCCGCTCATTTCGTCCAGCAACTTCGCGGCCCGTGCGTGGTCCTCGGCGTTGCCCCAAGTCGCGGTCGAGGCTTCGTGAATCATCATCCGTCCGCCCTTCACGATCTTGATTTCATCCGCAGCCATCGCGATCACGGATGCCATGGACGCGGCGAGCGAATTGATAAACGCCGTGACGTGGACTCCGCGCCCGCGAAGGTCCATGATCGCCTGATAGACCCGGTATCCGTCCAGGATGCTGCCGCCTGGGGAATGGATCTCGAATTCCATCGTATCCGCCGCGTTTTCGGCTGAGTTCATCAGGACTCCGAAATCCGCCCCCTCGGCAACGGCTCGCGCCCCGAACACGCTGCCGATTTCCTCAAGCAGCTTGTCAACGGACTCCTTGTAAACGCTCTCGTTGAGCTTCACTTTGCCCGCCTTGTTTTCAATCGTCAGAATTTTCATCACTTTGAGTGGTTGGTTTTGCTTTGCCTGCTTCCGATCCGTTTGGATTTCTCATGCCCATTTCGTCGTCCGTGATTTTGACGCCGTGTTTCGAGCCGACTTCCTTGGCAATGACCTTGCCAAGCGCCACCTCTTCGGCCCGCTCGCGCAAGTGTTCTTGGAGCGACTTACCGTAAGCGCCAAGGATGTCGGTTTGGTTGGTGTGGCCTGCTTTCCACATCTCGATCAACTCTTTCGATACGCGCCCGTCGTCAATCGTGAGTTTTTTCGGCATCGTGAAATCCCACTTCCACCAATCGGCGGAAGGCTCCAGAATCCCGAGCTTGATGGCCTTGGCGATGGCGTAACCGACTTTACGGCGGGCGCCTTTTTTAAGTGTTTCCTGACGGTCCTCAACCGCAAGTTGCGCCTTGGAAATGTCGTTTCGCTCGGCAGTTCCCTGCCCACTTGGTTTCCAAAGTGAGTAGGGCCAGCCGACCCCAACCAGCGCGGCGCGGATGATTCGGTCGTGGAACGATTCCCACTCGGGGCCAGGTCGCGAGTTGACAAGCTGCTCGATCCCGCCGCCGCTGTTGGCGCGGAAATAGCGCATCATCCCGCCTGCGAAAGACTCAACAGTCACGCCGCAACCGGCGGCAACTCCTTCTTCCCCGCCCGTCAGCGCGTTCATCGGATCGCCCATGTCAGGGCCGCCTGTTTCGTTTTTTTCAATGAGGCCGATGGCGGACGCCATTAGTAAAGCGTGCTGTTCCCATTCGTGAGATTGTAGCATGTCCCTCAGTTTATTCAAAGAAGCCGTAAACGCGGGCAATCCGCGCCCCTGCTCTTGCCAAGACGGGTCGAAATTGTGAATCAGGTCGCGATAGGAAACCCATTGCTCGGTCTTCCCGTCCTCGCTCAAAATCGCAGCAGCAACAGGCTGGTCTAGCCGGTTGTACGCGATGCCGTCGCGGATTTTCGCGTTCCGATACGGCCCTTCCTTGATGTATCCACTGTCGGTCGAGTAGCCGCACCCTACGCGGTGTGCGGGGATTTGCTGCACTCGCGGGTATCCGGTGCGGTCTTCTGTTAGAAGCTCCCAAGCCTCGCCATCCCGGTCAATTGCGTTGGATGTGGTGTAAAGCGTGGTGGCGAAATCGTATTCGTTTCCGCGAATGTCGCAAAGCTGATACCATTCCTCAGAAAGCCACTTCGCCGCCTTGTCGCCCCATTCTTTATTTTTGCCTTGAAACTTCGGAAGCCAGGCGCGTCCCACCGAATACATGGATTTTTGCTCAATCGCGCCCTTTAGGATTTCTTCATTCAGGTAGAGTTTGCGAGAAGCCGAAACAATGGTCTTGCGGTCCCACGATGGCACCAAAGCGCCGATGTCCTTCATCTCCACCGACTCATAAGGGCGCGAACGAGTTTCCCGGTCGGCAGCTCTTGCGGGTCGGCGGTATTGATACGGCTGCCCGTTTTGGTCAAGTATGATGCTGGACATGGTTAGAAACGGACGAATGTGCGGCTGCTTGGCCGGGTGTTGTTATCCAGTCCAATAATCGCAATACGCATTGCCGAAATTCGATGCGACTCGGGCAGGCCCACCGTCTTCTGGTAGCTCACGCCGTTCTTGGTGGCCGATGTCACGTTGTCCGTGCCGCCCTTGGTTAGATACCCAGCGGAAACAGCCGATGCAAACTCAGTTTTCACCGACGCAATCCGGATGGCGTCGCCGAAAGCGTAGTCGTAAATGTCCTGTGCCGCCTGGAATGCGTTCGCCGCCATTGCAAAGCGGGCGGTGTCAAAGTTTGACGGGGTGACGAAAAAAGCTTGCGCGGGCCGATGATTTTTGGAATTGGTCGCGGCACGCTTTCGTGAGGCGCAAAAACCAGATCAGCAACAGCCTTCGGGCTGGCTTCTAGGGGGTTCTGGCCCCATCACGACTAGGAGCCAGCCCGTGGGCTTTTTCGTGCACAAAACAAACCAGATGGCTATTAAGAAAAAACAAGAAGAGACGGTCGCGGTTCATATCAGCGCCCCGAAAATTGAAACGCTCAAGGTCCGCATTGTCGGGACCGCTCCATACGTCCAGCTCCGGTTTTCGGAAAAGGCGATCAATGCCATGTCGGAAAAGATGATGGCGGGATCGCAGGCAACGAAGAAAAAGGCGCGGGAGGCTCGAAACTTCGACGAGGATTTCCGCCAAGCACTCCACGTTTCCGACGAAGGGTGGCACGGCATTCCTGCCGGTGCTTTCCGCGCCGGAATGATCGACGCTTGCCGGTTGGTCGGATTCAAGATGACTCAGGCGAAAATGTCCGTTTTCGTCGAAGCTGATGGGTTCGACAAGGTTGATGCCGTCCCGCTCATCAAGATCAAGGGCAAGCCGGAACCGTCCAAGATGCACGTTCGCAATGCCACCGGCGTTTGTGACCTGCGCGTTCGGGCTAAATTCTGGCCATGGTCGGCGGAAATCCGAATCAGCTACGACGCTGACCAGTTCTCCGCAAACGACGCGATCAACCTCATTAACCGGGTCGGCGCGCAAGTCGGGGTTGGCGAGGGTCGCCCGTTCTCCAAAAACTCCGCTGGCATGGGCTGGGGCACCTTCCGCATCGAAGATTGATCGTCAATGCCACATTGCAGGCTGGGCAAGGCCAGACGAGGTCAGGCGCGCAATCGCATGTTACGGCAGGCGTGGCAGGGCGTGGCAAGGCCAGGCGAGGCACGGCAAGGCAAGGCACGGCAGGCAAGGCGGGGCGGGGCCGGGCTAGGCTAGGCGCGGCATGGCAACACACGGCGTGATGGGCATCACTATAAAAGGCCCGCATTCTCCAATATGAAAACGAAACCAAATGAAACGGCATCTCTTGAGGAACTCCTTGGGAAGATCGCGCAGAAACACGGCGGGACATTGACACCGGAACAGGTGCTAAAAGCGGCGGCTCCGAAAAGCTCGCCGCTACACCAGCACTTCCAATGGGACGACACGGAAGCGGCGAGGCAATACCGCTTGATGCAGGCCGGCCAGCTCATCCGCAGGGTCCGCATTACCTACTCCCCAAGCGAGGGCCGCGAGTTCCGCGTCCGCGCTTTCGTGAACGTCACCCCTGAAGCGTGCGAAGACGAAAGCCCGCGTGGCCATTACGTCTCTTTCGAGACGGCAATCGGAATCCCGAACTACCGCGAGCAACTGTTGGCAAATGCGCGGCGGGACGCTGAGACTTTCAAGCAGAAATACGCCACGCTTGAAGAGGTGCTTCCAATCATCCAAGCCATCGACGCAGGCTTGGCCCGGTAGGCCCGCAAAGGCTCGACTCGTCATGGCAGGCATGGCGAGGCCTGGCACGGCGAGGCTGGGCAAGGCACGGCAGGCAAGGCTCGGCAAGGCATGGCACGGCAAGGCATGGCGAGGCACGGCAGGCGTGGCGCGGCGTGGCGTGGCGTGGCAAGGCTGGGCGAGGCTGGGCAAGGCATGGCAGGCAAGGCAGGCAAGGCTTGGCAGGGCAAGGCACGGCACGGCCCGGCAAGGCAGGCACAACACGGCGACATGAGCAGGTCTATAAAAGGCTCACTTTACCTCTTCCATTGCGACGAGAACCTTGAAAATGCACGCTGCGACGACTCCAATCACCTCGCAGTCCCAAAGGTGGTTCGGTGCGTGCTGCTTAACGAGTTCCCATCGCCACAAGCCCGGTTTCACCTCGCGCTTTTGCTCGTTCTGCATCTGGCTGTGGTAGTTTTTCGAGGCATCGACCGGCACTCCGAAGCTGCCGCTACCCATCAATGCCGTTAGTCGGTCTTTCGCCAGCAGGTTGGAAAACGGAATGATCTGGTAAGCCTGACCAGCGGACGAAATGCAGTTGATGTAATCGCCGAAAATGCGCCGGTATTTCTTTTCACCGTAACGCTTGATATAGCCGTCAACGTCCGCGCCTTTTGTAAGGTTCCAAGGTTTTGGGTCGTTCGGTGTCGCTGACCTCATTGCCTCGTTGGCAACCTCCTCCTGCTGGTATCCGCAGTCCACGAACACGCACCGGTTTTCGACGCCGAAACGCTCTTGCAAGTATCGCACGTTGTCCCATGTCTCAACCCGTCCCTCCCAAAGTAGCCGCGATTGCCCGCCGATCTTCCATGCGCGAATACCAACCCATCGGTGGCCCTTCTGGTTGTCCACGGTCATAAAGCGGAAGTCTTCCAAGTCCCATTTTGCGCCTTCGTGGAACTCGTTCTTGGAATACGGATCGCCAGTGTCGGTCAGCCTGGGCGTGTCAGACGGCGGCGACCAGAACGACGCGAAACGCTGGGTAATGATTTGCTCCAGCTTCTCAAGCTGCCCGTTCTTCTTCTCCTCGTTGGCGACGATCCATTCTTTCACAATGTCGCTCCACCGATAGCGCCAGACGGTCATGAAGGTTGCCCGCAACGTCATCCGCTCGGGCATGAATCGCCCTTCGTCCCACACCGGGCGGCACTTGGCCCACTGTCGCCGGTTGTATTCCGTGTCCTCAAACTCCGTCCCGCAGTGCGGGCATTTCAAGCGGACCGTGGCGAAGATGGCCGGCCAATCCAGTTCCTCGTTGCCGTCGCGGATTGTCTCATATTGGAAATTCTTCCAGTCAAAAACGTGACCGGTTGAGCAGTGCGGGCAGAGATGTTCCAGCTCATGCCACTTGCCGTCCTTCGCGTGCTTGTGCCACTCGGTTCCTTCGTTCCCGCCTTGGGACATGAGCAAGTTCTTGCGGTTCCATCGCCCGTGATGGCGCTTCAAAAGGAATCCGATCATGCCCTCATCCCATCGCCAGCACTCGTCGCCCGCCGTGTTGACCATCGACTTTTCCTGCAGGTCGGTGACGTTCGCGGCGCCGGCGAAGAAATTCATGTGCCGGAAAATCACCGAGTCCTTCTTCCAGTTGGACCGCTCCGGCCCGGTCGGGATGTAGTCGCGGGTCAGCGGCGAAGTCTGCCAAACTTTGCGCATCCGCGACTCCATCCAGTCCTTCACCATGTCCGTCGTCTGGCCAATGACCAGAGTGTCGCCAGGGTCAACTGCCACGATGCGGGTACACCACGATTCAAGGATCGCCGTCTTGCCAAACCCGACGCACGCCAGAACCGCAATCTCCCGCACCTCGGAATCCTCCAGCCAATCGAAAATTGTGCTGTGCGCCGGCACGGCATCGAGCGAATATCGCGCCCCTTCGGGAGAGTTTGGGAGATACACGTTCTCGCTTACCCACTCGCGGAGCGGCATCTCAGGTGGCGGGCGAACCCCGAGCCGGAAGCCGTCAAGGTAGGGTGTCGGGCGCATATTGCGAGAGTTCTCCCAGCTTCTCGCGGGCGTATTTGCCGATGGCCTTCTTCACCTCGCCTGCCGGTCGGCCAGCAAGGACCGGCGTAAGGTCGCCTGCCATTTTTAGGAGCATCCCTTGCAGGACGAGTCCAAGTTTTTGCCCGTCTGCTCGCTGCGACTCCTGGGAGACGAATTTACCGGACTCGACCTCCAGCTCGATCTTTTTAATGTCGATTTCAACTTCAAGCTTTTCGCAAAGCAGCGTCTCACGGTCCCTTCGCGGCTTGCCGTCGTAGTGCCCTGCTGATGGATTGGCCGCAAACCATGAGCGCCAGGCCGCCACGTCTTCCTTCGTGCCGACCTTTTCAGGGATGCCTTGCCGGCATTCATTGCGCCATTGATAGATTGTCTTTCGTGAGATTTCAAACAGTTCAGCAATGCGGGTGATACTGACAAGCTCGCGATCTATAGGCTCAACGCCTGCTGCCGATTCCAAAATCTTCCGCTCTGCTGCAGTGAGAGACTTGCCCTGCCGGACCTTGCCGACCAGGTTGGCGATGTCCTTCTTTTTGATCTGGTCGAGCTGGTCGCCGGTCAGCATCGGGGCAGCCTTCGGGCGGCCTGCTTTGCGCTTCACGGGTGTCATGGCGTCGGAGATTGGAGCGCTGAGGTCGGAGTCGAACCGCCTTCTTCCGGCTGGAAGCCGGGCGCATGGCCAAGGTTGGCATCCTTCATCTTCGCTGCTTGTTCGGGGGTGAGTTTCATAGCCGCTTAAAAATTTTGAGCCCATGTTTTCTTGCCGTCGCTTCCATGTTGGCGGTCCCTTTCCCGCCCGGAAATAAAACAACTGCTTGCGCCTGCTTAGCCATGGCTTCGTTTCGCATTGGTCCCGCCGCCTTGCCATAAGTTTTCCAATCTGCGGCAATCTTAGTGACCGGCAATCCGATTCTCCTTGCCCATATTTCTCCGAACTCATCACCTCCCCGACATCCACCGCTTATAACTTCCGACACCCCTATTCTTGACAAGAATTCCGCGTCACCTTGTCTTTCGGTGTAGTCTCTTCCTCCTGCAATTATTGTTTTCATTGGTAGGTGATCCATGCAAATGGTCGGCAGTTGCCCCCAGCTTCGTGAATTGCATTCACGCATGCCCGAATCGTTCGGCCAGTGGTTATCACATCATCCAACAAAAGAATGCTACAATTTTCAACGGCGCTTGACAAAATTTGTTGCTTTTCCTCCGCGTGAACCCCTCTCGATTTTCTGTCGCTCGCGCCAAAGATTTCTTTTCGCTTGGTCCCCATTAGACTGGCTACCGCATCAGCCACCGCTATCATTGGATGGCTTTCGCGCTTGCTTGCTGGAACGGTGACAAATTGAAACTTTGGCCACTTCGGCCCCGGCCTGTTGAACATTTCTGAGAAGTCTGCAATCAACCTTTCAGCGAATGCTTTCGGGTTGCTCTGCTTCATTGCCATAACCTCCTTGTAGTCAGTGACAGAGCTTGTTGATTTTACGGCAAAGCATCCAATGCACGCATCCTTCACATGATAAGGGCCGAGTCCGGTCGGTCGCGGAACAGAAGATTCGATTGGCGACTTGCTTTGTTCTTGTTCGGTCGGTTCCGGTGAATTCAAAAATGCCTCAATATCTGCGCCGTCGAAGCCGAGCAGGTCCAGGTCAAAGTCCATTTCCCGTAGGTCGGCCAGCTCCAGCCCGAGCAGCTCCTCATCCCAGCCCGCGTTCAGCGCGAGCTTGTTGTCCGCGATGATGTAGGCGCGGCGCTGCGTGTCGGTGAGGTGCGACAGCCGGATGCACGGCACTTTCGCCAGCCCGAGCTTGCCTGCTGCCAACACGCGGCCATGGCCGGCGATGATGCCGTTCTCGCCGTCGATTAGGACCGGGTTTGTGAAGCCGAACTCTCGGATGCTGCCCGCAATCTGCGCGACCTGCGCATCGGAGTGGGTCCGCGCGTTGCGGGCGTAGGGAATCAGGTCCGATGTCGGTATGGTTTCGATTTTCACGGTGTTGCGTTGTAACCTTGGCTGTCAAATTTGTCGTAAGAAAAGAGCGGGATGCGCCTTAACCCCGAGGGGCTATCTTATGACGTAGGGTTCCCGTATGGGGGTGGATAATGCGATAAAGTGCAATAAATGCTCGTTTTCTGTCTTTATTGCTCATTTCTTTAGTGCGTTATACACTACCTCCCGCCCTCTTATAAAGCGCAACCATAGGCTCAAGCGTGTCGGCTAATGCCTTGCGCTCAAAGCTTTCCCAAGTCTCGATTGGCCTTGTGCTGTCCAGCCCCCTGAAATGCTGCGCAATATGGCCCGCCCACTTGATCCACCGAGAGCCATCCGCCTTTTGCCCCGTGCTGTGGCCCCCGTTGTCAGCAACCTCGTCGTCGCCTATGATGCCGATAAGCTTGAGCTGTCGAGTATCCGCTTCGAGACATTCCCTGCGCTGTCTTACCTTGTGAATTCCATGATACACATCGGCCTGTTCAGGCGTCAATCCCGGAACGTGTTCACGTAGCCACTCATGCAGCCTGCCGTGATACTGGTCTTTCGCCTTCTCGATAAGCGTGCCTACGTCAGCGGCAGCATTTAGCGCCTTGTAGATGTTCTGGCGTGCCTCGGTGGCAATGGACAGCGCCTCTTGGTGCTTGCTGGCGATCTCTGCGGCTAGGCTTGTGGATAGTTCTTGGTTCATAGATTGGCCTTCATGTAAGGACTGGCGGGAAGTTGGTGTCTGCGGCAGAAATCGACCGCTCGATGGGAAATAAGTGCCCTTGTCGTGCCTAGCTTGGCTGCGATCTCTGACATGGAGCGCCCTGTTAAGTTGCTCGCTCCGATAGCATAGGCTACTCCGAATTTCTCAGGGCAGTCGGGCATTTCGTCAATTACCGCCGAAAGGATCGCCATCATTTTACGGGCTACTTCAATCTCCTCAGGCGGATAATCGTCCTCATCTTCATAAGGATGCCGCCAGTGCGTATCGGCTAAATCTTGTTGCACGCTCGCCTTGTGCGGCAAATCGCGCTATCTGTCAAACTTGAATATCCGGAAAACAGTCAGAATTGGCAATGGCGTCGGCGCGCGGGATTGCAAGCTTCAGACCGGTTGCGGTGGCGACGGGTGACACCTTGCCGAAAACCTGCGCAGAATCAAACGGGAAATGGGAGGTAACAAAGTTACTGGCCGTAACAATCCCGTGTTGGAGGCTAACCCCTTGAAAATCATGGCGGGAGGCCCCTACTACTACTACTACAACTAAATATAGATAGTAGTAGTAGTAGTGGGCTCTCTCATAGGGCCTCCCTCTCTGAATTTCTCTCTCTATTTAATAGGGGCTGTCTCCCGGAAATTACCGTTGCAAGCTAACCCGTTGATTATTAGCAAAAATCTCGTAACAAACAACAACAGCCCACAAAAAA